TGGTATGAAAATTATTTGGAATGGAGTTGCAGAAGGCTGGGTGTTAGCAAGTAGTAAAGTTTGGGATCATCCATTAGTTATTGCTAGAGCTATTAAAAAGAACTTTGCAAGATTAGCAAAAGAAAATGAAATCCACAGGGTACAAACTGCTGTAAGAGCAGATTTTACTATGGGTTTAAAATTTGCTAAATGGTTAGGATTAGAAGAAGAAGGATTAATGAAGAAATACGGATTTGATGGTTCAGACCATTATAGATATGCGAGGTTGTTCTAATGAGTTTTGTATTTGACATTGCTGCAGCAAAACAAGCAAGTGCCGCAGGTAAGTATAATCAAGCTGTTCAAGAAAGAAATGCTACAATTTCAGAACAAGAAGCTGAAATGACTGAAAAACAAAATGAATTTGATATTGCTAGATTTGACCAACAATTTTATGAATTACAAGGCGAAACAAAAACTGCAATATTAACATCTGGTGTTGAACTTTCAGGATCTGGTTTAAGAGTATTAAGATATAACGCAGAACAAGCAGAAATAGAAAAGGATATTACAACTTACAATTCTAAAGTAGAACAATCACAACAATTAGAAAAAGCAAACTTTGCTCGTATGCAAGGACAAGTAGCTAAAAATGAAGCAAGAGCTGCTGAACTAGGGTACTATGCTAAAGCTGGTGAATCTTTAATGAACACTTACGGATAATATTATGCCAAAAATTCCAACTTTTACATCCAAAGCTAGACCAACTGCAGAAGTAGGTTCTATTCAATCCAATATAAGAATTGATCCAAATAGAACAATGGGTGCTGCATTATCTACTGTAGCTGGAAGAGTTCAAGACTATTATATTAAAAAAAGAGATAATGAAGAAAAATTAATTGCAAAAAAAGCAGTATTGGAATTAAAATCAGAAACAGATAAAATTATCCAATCACAAAAAAATAACATTAGTGAAGAAGAATCTATAAGTAATTATAAACAAACATTTACTCCTTTATTACAAAACAAATTATCTACCATTCAAAACAGAAGAGTTAAAAAGTTAGTAGAACAATCTATTGATTTAGAAAATTCTGAAAATATTTATCATTTAAAACAAAATTCTTTTAAGGCATATGAAAAAGAGAGTGCCAAAATTTACAATGAAGAAATCCAAGCAGGTGCTGCAAAATACAAAACAGAAACAAATGAAAAATTAAAAGAAAAACATAAAAATACATTACATGAAAAAGCTAGATTATTTAATGAAGAGCATATGTTTGGATCTAATGATCTTAAAAAAAGAATAGAAAATATTAACAGTGTTTTATTATTAGGAGATGTAGATTCTCTTGTTGGTACGCCTGGTGCTGTAGATAAAATTAAAGAATTAGATAAAAACATAAATGGAGCTAAACTTGTACCTGATGAAACATTTAACAATTCTCTTTATAATTCTTATGCACAAAAAATTGAATTATTAACAATTAAAGGAGATCCTAATGCTAACTATGAAGAAGCTAAAAATTTATTAAATCAATTAGAGGACTCCAACAGATACAATGGTAGTAAAATGATATCAGGTAAAAGAGAGACAGAATTTGCAACATTAAAACAAAAAATATTAATAGAAGAAATACAGCATGAAAATTTAATAAATAAACAAGGAGAAAATAAACAATTTGAAGATTTTGCAAAAGATTCTAAAATTAGTTTATTAAAAAGTATTACTGATAAAGGTATGGGTATACAAACAACTCTTCAAGATCGTCTTATGGCAAATGAACTAGAAGCTGAGTTTGACCAAATGAAAAATGACTATTTGTCTGTAAATCCACAGGCGACTTTAGGAGATAAAAAATCATTTGTAAGAAATTTAACAAGCACATTAAGTAATATTTATCAAGATAGAAAAATAGAAAGAATTAGATCAATATCATTTACAGAGGACACCTTTGATATTATAGCTGAAAAAAATCAAGTAATGAAAGATGTTAAACTTTTAAGTCAAAACAACTTAGATTCAGCTACAAGAAAACGATATGAAAGAATTGCAAAAATAAATGGTTATGTAACAACTATTAAAGAAAAGACTGAAGATGGCAAAAGCAGAGATAAAAAAATAGGAGATATTGGTGCTTTTTTAAATAATTATCTACCAATATTAATAAGACAAGTACAAGCAACTCAAATAATAGAATAATATGACAACACAGCTTTCTCCTGAAGTGTTAGGAATTTTAGAAATAGACGAAAAGGAAACAAAACCTATAGTTCCTGTACAAGCAGGTTTAAACAAAACACCTGACGAAAAAGATTTTAATTTTTGGACTACTTTAGATGATATGGCAAGATCTATACCCCAAGGAATTGTTAATGCAATAGAAGCACAGACAGATTTTATAGATGAAAATATAATTACTTTTGGAGGAGTAGGGTTTGGAGATAATGATGGAAAATTATCCTTTAAAGATTTTATCCCAAAATTAATAACACCGACAGAATGGAAAAAGGGAGAATATTCTAAAGATAGAAACCTACCTCAATTTCACCAACCTGAAAGTAGTGCAGGACAAGTTACAGAGGGAATTACAAGATTTTTAACTGGTTTTGCTGGACCATCAAAATTTTTAAAAGGTTATAATAGTTTAGGAAGAATAAGACCATACATTGCTGGAGCTATTGCTGATCTTACTGTGTTTGATCCTAATGAGGGTAGACTTTCAGATATGTTAATTGAGTTTGATTCGCCTGTTTTAAATAATGCTGTAACTCAATACCTTTCATCAGATGAAGATGATACTGAAATGGAGGGTAGATTAAAAAATGTACTTGAAGGAATAGCTCTTGGTGGAATTACAGAAGTTGTCGTTAAAGGAGCGGTTAAAGGTACTCAGGCATTAAGAGCTTCGAAAACATCAGAAAAAATATATCATGGAATTAAAGGCTTTAAAAAAATGAAAGCTTCAAAAAATTTAGATGAACGAGCAAAAATTCAAAAAGAAACAACAGGTGTTATTGACGATATTGATAAAGGAAAAAGAACTAAAAGAAGAATAATAGCTTCATTTGAGGGGAACAGTTCTATTAATTTAAAACAAGCTGTAAAAAATATAAATGCAAATAAAACAAACGCAAAAAAATCATCTGAACTTTGGATCAGCAAAGTTATTAATACAGGTGCATTCAAAAGTGGGGAAGATGTTTTAAATACTATTGACAATATTACTGACAATGCTTTTGATGATGTTACAAAAGAATATTTAGAAAATGATATTTTAAAAAATGAACTTGCACAAGAATTGGCAACAATATTATCAAGAGATAAAGATGAAATTTTAAAAACTGTATTTAAAGAAAAAGATTCAAAAGAGGGTGTGGTCAAACTTTTAGCTACAAAACAAGTTTTACAAGATTTGACATTAGATTATCAAAAAGTTTCAACAAAATATCTTAGTAAATTTGGTGATAATTCTTCAAAATGGTCTAAAGAAGCAAGAGAGGAAATAGCTTTAAGAGGAAAAATTATTGCAGAAACATTTTATAAAACAAAAGAAATTATAAGAGGTGCTGCTAGACAAACTCAAGCTGGGAGAGTTAAAGTAAAAGGTATTGGTGAAAAAATTTTTAATATAGAAAAAGTTGCAACCCTTTTTAAAAATTATGATTCAAATCCAGCAGTATTAGCAAAAAAAATAAAAAATTTAACTCCAGATAAAATTATGAATGAATTAACAAAATCTAAATTTTCAAGGTCTATTGAAGCATTTACTTCTCTTTTTATTAATGGTTTGTTAGGCGGTACTTATACTCAAGCTGTAAACATTCTTGGAAATTCTTATGAGTTATTTTTAAAACCTATAGAGGTTATAGCAGGAGCTACTGTAAGAGGAGATGCGAGAACAATAAGATTAGGTTTTGCTCAATATCAAGGAATGATATTTCAAATTAGTGATACTTTTAAATCTATTAGAATTGCTGCTATGCAAGGAGATGCTGTGTTAGATCCTTTTCAAAGAACACAAGATAATTTGCAAATAGTTAATGGTAAAGCTGTAAGACCTATAAGTGCCAGTGCTTTAGGAATAGAAACTTCTGGAATTGCAGGAAATGCAGTTGATCTTATAGGTAAGGTTGTTGAACTTCCTGTAAGGCTTTTAATGACGGGTGATGAAATATTTAAACAATTTAATTATAGAGGAAGGTTGTTTTCCGAAGCAGTAGATAATACTTTAGAACTTGGTTTTAAATTAGGATCAAAAGAAGGAAAAGCAAATATTAAAAAAATATTTGACAGTGGTTTTGACAAAAATGGAAAAGCAAATGTTGTAGATAATGATATAGCAGCAAGAGCTTTACAAAATGCAAGAGAAGCAACTTTTACCAATGGTTTAAATGATGGTAGATTTTTTAATATTGGATATGGTTGGCAAAAGCTTGTAGAACAAGCTCCACCTTTAAGATTTTTAACCCCATTTGTTAGAACTCCAACAAATTTATGGAGACAATTTGAAACTCGTGTTCCTATATATGGTTTGTTTATGAAACCTATGAAAGAAGCTTGGAACTCTGGAGATCCTAGAGCTAGAGCAGATGTTCTTGGTAGACAAATTTTTGGAGTATCTGCAATGATATATGCGTACAATCTAACAAAATCAGATATTGAAGATAGAGATGGAAATATTTATAGAAGAATTACAGGAGCTGGACCAAAAGATTATCAAATAAGAAAACAATGGGAAGCTAATGGTTGGCAACAATATTCTATTGCTGATAAACAAAAGGATGGTTCAATTATTTATAAACAATATAATAGAATGGACCCTCGTTTTTACATTTTTGGGGTTATGGCAGATGTTGTAGAAAATGAAGATAATATAAATGATGTAGATAAAGAAAATATAGCTTTTGTTGCTGTAGCTTCTGCTGCAAAAGGATTGTTAAATAAAGCATATATGAGAGGTTTATCTGATGCGTATGAAGTTGGTTCAAGTGACGAACCTAATGCACCTGCAAAATATTTAGGTAGACTTGTAGGAAATTCTATACCTTATCAGGCTTTTATTGGTCAGGGTGTTCCAGGAATAATTGAAGCAGATAAAGAATCTTATGAAGCAAGAGGTTTTGTTGATGAGATACTAAAAAAATCTTATTTTTTATCTAAAGATGAAAAACTAGAAAAAAGAATAGACATATTAACTGGAGAACCTATTGTTAAAAATCCAACTTCTATTTATTATAACCCAGAAGGCGGTTTGTCTTATTTAGGATTAACAGTTGGACCAATGATGGTGGGTAGAAAATCAAAAATAAAAGAAGATAAAGTTCGTCTTGAAATTATAAGATTGAAGAGAAGATTACCTCAACCAAAACGGGATCTTGAAAATATTAATTTAACTGAAATTAAAAAAAACAATCAATCTGCTCATAATTATTGGATAGAAAGAATTGGTAAAACTGAAGTTAATGGTCAAAATTTATACGATACTTTATTAGAAATTATTGAATCTACAGACTATGAGTTTGCTCAAGAAGGTAATGAAAATAATCGTGGGGGGAAAGAAATTATAATTGACAGTATTTTTAATGCTTTTAAAACACAAGCAAAAGAAGATATGATAGAAGAGTATGATTTATTAGAAACAATTATAGAGAAAAGAGAACAAAAATATAGTTTAAGAGAACCATCTTATGATATAGAAGAAGGACCAAAAGAATTGTTGCCTAGGAAGTAAAATAATTATATAGAGAGACAATATGACAGTATCATCCACAACAGTTAAAAATTCATACTCAGGTAATGGAAGCACAACAGAATTTGCTTACACATTTAAGATTTTTGCAGACTCTGACTTACAGGTTA